CGCGACCAGGCGAACCCCGAATGTGCGCCGCCCTATTCCTCCATGGGAGATCTGATGATGTCTAACGGAAATACAAATCGTCCACCCCTGGACGGAATCCGGCACATGCCGATCGGTGAGATCGCGAAGCTGCCAGCCGAACACCTGGCGCTGCTGCAGGAAGATGCATCGGCTTCCCTCGACGCCAGCAAGAAGGCCAAAGACTGGATCGATGGCGCCATCGCCTTGCGCTTCGCCGACCATGTTCAGGCGCTGCGTCGCGAGGCCGGCAAGGACACCGGCACGGTGCGCTTCGAGCAGGACGGTGTCTCCGTCGTGGCCGACCTGCCCAAGCGCGTCGACTGGAATCAGGCGCTGATTGCCGGGGTGGTCGAGCGCATCCGCGCCGCCGGCGACGATCCCAACCAGTACGTCGACATCGCCATCAAGGTGCCGGAGCGCAAGTACACCGCCTGGCCCGAGAGCATCCGCACCGCCTTCGCGCCGGCGCGCACGGTGAACACCGGCAAGCAGACCTTCCGGCTCTCGCTCACCACTGACGACAAGAGCTGATCCCCCGATCGGCGGGGCAGCTCGATCCGAAAGGACGGGCAGGTACCCCTTCGGCACCCGGTCAAGCCCCGCCGTCTCCCAAATGATCCGCAACCACTGGAGCAACTCGTGCCTGTACGCATTGTAACCGCCGACGAACGCCTGTCGTCCGCCCACAACAAGACTTCGATGGCCATCTTCGGTCCTCCGGGATCGGGGAAGACGTTCACGCTGAAGTCGTTGCCGCCCGCCGACACGGTCTGCCTGGACCTCGAGGCGGGGATGAAGTCGGTGCAGGACTGGTCCGGTGGCAGCATCCCGGTCCGCAGCTTCGCCGACTTTCGCGATCTCGCGGTGCTGATCGGGGGCCCCGATCCCGCCGTCGATCCCAGTGCCTGGTACAGCGCCCAGCATCACCAGCACGTCCGCAGCATCTATGCCGGCACCGGCGTCGAGGAATATCTCGCCTCGAAGTCGATCGTATTCGTCGACTCGATCACCGACCTCACGCGTCAGGCCATGGCCTATGCGCGGCAGCAACCGGAAGCCTTCTCCGAGCGCACCGGCAAGCCGGATATCCGGGGCGCCTACGGTCTGCTGGGACGGGAGGTCATTCAGGCACTGAAGCACCTGCAGCATGCGCCGGGCAAGACCGTGATCTTCGTCGGCGTGCTGGAGAAGGTGACCGACGAGTTCAACACCGTCACCTGGCAGCCGCAGATGGAGGGCTCGAAGGCGGGGCGTGAGCTGCCTGGCATCGTGGACCAGGTGATGTCGCTTCACCTCTTTGCCCGGGACGGGGAGGGGAACTTCGTATTGGACGAACGGGCAACGGAGCGCCGGCTGGTGTGCCGTGCCGGCAATCCCTTCGGCCTGCCCGCCAAGGACCGCTCGGGCCGCCTCGATGTCACCGAGCCCCCCGATCTCGGCGCACTGCTCGCCAAGATCAACCGGACAGCCTCGCCGCCATGGCCGGGACCGTCCGCCACCCCCAACGCCTTGTCAGCCTGAACCACCAACCCACAGGAGAACCACCATGTACGACATGAACGACGCCGGCCCGCAGATGACACCTGTCGGCGACACGATTCCCGACGGCACCTTCGCCAAGCTGCGAATGATCGTCCGCCCCGGCGGGGTGAACGGTGCGACGCCGTTCGACGCCGGCCTGCTGAGGGCCTCCAAGACGAGCGACGCCAAGATGCTCGATTGCGAATTCACCGCGGTCGACGGAGCCTTCGCGCGGCGGAAGTTCTGGCAGATGTTCACCGTCTCCGGCGGCAAGCTCGACGACAAGGGCCAGTCCAAGGGCTGGAACATCTCGAAGGGCACCTTCCGCGCCATGATCGACAGCGCGCTCGGCCTCGATCCCCGCGATGAGACCCCGGCCGCCCGGCAGAAGCGGGTCATTCAGGGGCTAAAACAGCTCGACGGCATTGTCTTCGCCGCTCGCATAATGATCGAGCCCGCGTCGGACCCGCAATACAAGGACGCCAACAAGCTGGCCAACGTGGTCTTGCCGGGCGAGCCGCACTACGCGGCCATCATGCGCGGCGAGAGCGTGACGGCCGATCCGGTGAACGCCCGGCCTCGCAAGGCGTCATCGGCGGTCCAGCAGACGCCGGGCTGGAGCGCACCTGCCGCCACTTCCGACAAGCCGTGGACCGGTCAGGCGACCGCTGCCGCGGCGGCACCCGCTCCGGCTGCGCCGACCGGCCCGCAGTGGCTCAACGGCTGACGGCCATGAACTCAGACGAGTGGCAGGCGCACGTCACGCGTGAAGCAGCGAAGGCGATGGGTGAATGGCTCGAAGGACGCGGACGGCTCCACCAACCCATCGCCGCGCTGAGCATGGCGGATCTCGAAGCCATGGCCACGAACGCGATCTCGCGCTTCGTGGTGCTGGGCATGGATCGGATCAGGGACCAGCCGGCCGACGCCGGGGCCCTGACCCGGTTCTTGCTCGCATAGGCCCCTGCGCTCTCTGCAGCCGGGAGGGGCGTGGCTTCGGTTACGTCCACCACCTGCGCTGGGACCGCTTTCCCTATTACCGCTTCTGCTCGATGCGCTGCCTGGACGTCGGCGCCGAGATCGCAAGAAGGACGAACGGCATGATCGACAAGACAGCCCGCGAGACACAGGCATTGAAGGATGCCCGCAAACCCTTTGCCGAGGCGCTGACCGAACTCGGCCTGATGGACACATTTTATCACCGCACCGCCGCCGACATCGACCAGCTGCTCGAAGCGGCGATCACCGGCTTCGTCGAGAGCATGCAACGCCAGGCCGGTGGCAAGGAGCGCACCGGCACTGCGTTCGACGACCCGCTGCCGTTTTGAGGAGCACACCACCATGTTGGACCTGAACAACGACGGCCCCACCGCGAACCTGACGGCATTGCTGGACAAGGCCGAGGCGAATACCGAGACCGACTTCGAGATCGAATTTTGCGAGAGCCTGCGGGCGAAGCTTCGCACCTATGGTGGCGGGGTGACGCTGAGCGCAGCCCAGCAGCACAAGCTCCAATGCATCGCCGCGGCCGGCGGTTTTTGGGAGCGCCAGCAATGATCGACCTGAACCATGGATCCCAAGTCGTCTACGGCGCCTCACAAGAAGAGCCGATCACTGGGCGCATCAATACGCTAATCGACCGCGCATTGGTCGACCGCAATCGCCAGCAGCGTCCGCGCACGTATCTCGGCGGCAGCCGGATCGGCGAGCCCTGTGCGCGCAAGCTGGTCTACGAATACACCCGCGCCCCACTCGATGCCGGCAAGGACTTCGATGGCCGCACACTGCGCATCTTTGATGCTGGCCACCAGTTCGAGACCCTGTCGATCCGCTGGCTGCGCGCCGCGGGTTTCGACCTGCGCACCCATCGCAGCGACGGCGAGCAGTTCGGCTTTGTCACCGCCAACGGCCGCATCCGGGGCCACATTGACGGCGTCATCGTCAGCGGTCCCGATATCGGCGTCGGCTGGCCGGTCTTGTGGGAGCACAAGGCACTGGGTTCAAAGTCCTGGACCGATACCGTCAAACACGGCGTGCAGCGGTCGAAGCCGGTCTACTTCGCCCAGCTACAAATCTACATGGCCTACATGGACCTTGGATCGGCGCTGTTCACCGCGCTCAACAAGGACACCCAGGCGCTCCATCACGAGATCGTGGCCTTCGACACCCGCGCCGCCCAGGCGCTCTCCGACAAGGCCGTCGATGTCATTCGCGCCGCTGAGGCCGGGGAGCTGCCGCCGCGGGTGGCTTCCAACCCCGACTTCTATCTCTGCCGCTGGTGTGCCTACGCGCAGCGCTGCTGGAGGAACGACCAATGATCCAGGAATCGTACGATCTCAAGCGAATCATCGCCCGAAAAGCCATGCGATTCTGGCGGGTGGATGAGCTGGCCGGTATCGCGCAGGCCCCCATCTATCTCTTCACGGATCAGGAGCGCTTCGACTCTGACGAAGTCGATGCCGTTGCCCGGCGCGTCTCGGCGGAGCCGTTGTGCTTGCCCCACGATGCGGTTCTGTTCGAGGTCGTCGACCAGAGCCCGCAGTTCCGTGCGCAGGTGGTCTACGTCCAGCGAACGGCCAAGGGCGTCGAAGCGTATCTGCTTCTACGGTCACGACACGATTCTCGCTGGAGCGACGTGCAGTGCACGGCCTTCTTTCGAGGGGACGGATACGCCGAGGTGGAGCCTAACCCACTCCTGAGCTCGAGTGATGTCGAGATCTACGCGCTGGTTGCGAGCGGAATCGTATGGCGGGCCCTGGCCTTGCTTTCGACCGGTCCCACCGTCAACGAGCAGCCGTTTCCCCGAACCCGCCGCCCCAAGCTTTCCAGGCTTGGCGTAACGGGCTGGAACTGGAAGCTGGTAGATATCGACCTGGACAGGATGCGTCGGTGCACGTGGCAGGGCGGCGGTACGCACGCCAGTCCTCGGTGGCATGTCAGGCGTGGGCATTGGCGCACCCTTGTCGATGGGCGTCGTGTCTTCGTCCAGCCTTGCGAGGTGGGCGATCGCGCACGTGGCGGGATCGTGAAGGACTACGCGGTCTCGGTCGGAGAGATGGCATGAGCACGTTCACGCCTTCGGACACGCAAGCCCGGGCGATTGCCGCCATAAAAGATTGGTTCGAGAACCGGGCCGACACGCAGCAGGTGTTTCGGCTGTTTGGCTATGCAGGTTCAGGCAAATCGACCACGCTCAAGTTTGCCCTCGAGGAACTCCGTCTCGATCCGCATCGCAGCGGCCGTGGCGGCGACAGCTGCGTGCCGGGCGTGGTGACCGCTACTTTTACCGGCAAGGCGGCATTGGTTCTGCGCCGCAAGGGGACGCCGGCGCGTACTATTCATAGCCTGATCTACAGTGTCATCGAGGCGACCGAGGAAGAGGTGGCGGCGGCGGTCGTCAAGATCGAGGAGGCACAGAAGGCCGCCCGCCGGCTCGCCGGGTTCGAGCGTACCGCCGCCGAGGCAGCGATCGAGGCCATGCGCCAGGCGCTGTCGGGCATGAAGAAGCCGCGCTTCGCGCTCAATCCGCAAAGCGATGCCGCGCATGCCCGGCTGATCGTGCTGGATGAGGTCTCCATGGTCGGCGAGGAGATGGCGCGCGATCTGATGAGCTTTGGCAAGCCGATCCTGGTGCTGGGTGACCCCGGCCAGTTGCCGCCGATCAAGGGCGAGGGGGCCTTCACCAGGGATGCGCCCGACATCATGCTGACCGAGATCCATCGGCAAGCGGCCGAGAGTGCGATCATCCGGCTCGCCACCATGGCCCGCCAGGGCGAACCCATCGGCTTTGGCCAGTACGACACCTTCGTCTGGAAGATGCGCAAGATGGACGTGTCACCGGAGCAGGCGTTGCGCGGGGGACAGGTGATCTGCGGCATGAACGCGACCCGCCTGCAGCTCAACAACGGGATGCGCCGTGCCGCGGGCTTCGGTGACGGCTGGCTGCCGAGCGGCTCCGGCGAGAAGATCGTGTGCCTCAAGAACCAGAACGATCTCGGGCTGATCAATGGCATGTTTCTCACCCTGGAGGATGTCGTCGACGAGGGCAGCCTCTACATCTCGGCCGTGGTGACGGACGAGGATGGCAACCGCATCGGAGATCCTGGAGCCGACGGCTCGCGGGCACGCCTGCGCATCTACAAGGGGCACTTCGAAGACCACGTCGCGTTCGATCGCCACCGCCACGACCGGGACTGGAAGGAGAAGCGCCACCTGACCGAGGCGACCTTCGGCTGGGCGATCACCGGGCACAAATCCCAGGGCTCACAATGGGAAAATGTGGTCGTCTGGGATGATGGCCTCGGCCGGACCGATGCGGATCGCCGGCGCTGGCTCTACACGGTCATTACGCGCGCGGAGAAGGGGCTGGTGATCCTTGCCTGAGGTCACGGCCATGATCGACCTCAACGACGTCTGGCAACCGCCAGTACGTTTCGATCTCGCCGCGGTACGCGAACAGCTCATGGCGACGGCACCCGACTGGCTGCCGGGGTTGTTCCCGCAGGCGCGGCTCTCGCCGGATCGCAAGACGCTGCGTTGCGCCGATCTCTCCGGCCGTCCGCCGCGCAAGGAGGGATCCTGCATCATTCATCTGCGGGGGCCCCGCGCCGGCTGGGGCTACGACCATGCGACCGGCGAGTCCGCCGGCCCGATCGACCTGATCCATCACGCAACGGGCATGGCAAACGGCGCCCTGTTCGAGGAGGCGGCCCGGCTGGCGCATCTCGACCGGCCGCTGCCGGCACATCCATCGTCGGCACGTCCATCGTCGGCTCCGCCCTCGCCGCAACGCGACCATAGCCGTGAAGTCGCCCGCATTCTTGATGGATGCCAGCCGCTCGCTGGCTCCGCAGCCGAGATCTATCTGCAAAGCCGCGGGCTCGGGGATCCCGCTGCGGCCGATCTGCTGTTTCATGCCGACCTGACCGACTACGACGCCAAACGCGGCTGGCCCGGCATGGTCGCGATCGTGCGCGACGGCGCGGGCATGCCGACCGGCGGTATCCATCGGACCTTCCTGCTCGACGATGGCTCGGCCAAGGCGCCGGCGGGGAAGAAGATGCTGGATGCCGTGGCCGGCGGCTCGGTGCGGCTGGCGACGTTGCCAGAAGATGGCCACCTGGGCATTGCCGAGGGCATCGAGACGGCGTTGTCGGCGCAGGCGATCTTCGGAGTGCCGACGTGGGCGGCGCTGTCGGCCGACGGGCTGCGACGGTGGCAATGGCCGGACGGCGTCGCGCGGGTGACCATCTTCGCCGATGCGGGGGACGCGGGACGGCAGGCAGCGGCCACGCTCGCCGACCGGCTCAACATTGCCAATATCGCCCATCGTATCGTCGGGCCGCTGCATGGCGACGACTTCAACGACGACCTGCGCCATGGCGTGACGGCGGCCGACTATGCGGTTGAGGAGCCGGCGGAGCCCACCGCTGCCCCGCCGCCGGTGCCGGCAACGGTCGCCGAGTTCGAGGCTGTCGCGCGCGGTCTCGGAAACCCGCCCGATCTGTCGGCGCTCGGCATGTTGTTGGGCCAGCTCGTCAAGGCGAGGCTCGACCCCTTGCCCGAGCGCCAGGTGCTGGCGGCCATCAAGACGGCCACCGGTATCGCCGTGTCCATCCTGGACAAGCAGATCGGCGAGCTGCGCCGTCGGCTGAACACCACCGGCGACATTCACCACAGGCCGATTCGGCCGCGTTGGGCCAACCAGCTGCGCCTCGACCTCGCCGGCACGCCTGAGCGCAACGAAGCCAACGTCATCACGGCACTCTCCTGCGACGAGGCCTTCGCCGGCACCCTGGTGTTCGACGAGTTCCGTCAGGAGATCATGGTCGCCCGGAGCCTGCCCTGGGACGATCAGGCCTCGCCGTTGCCCCGGCCGTGGGCGGACGCCGACGACGTCCGCTTTGCCGAATGGCTGCAGCGTCGCGAGATCAATGTGCCGCCGGTCGTCGTCAGCCGCAGCGTTATCGCCGTGGCGCGGGATATCCGGATCCACCCGGTCCGGGACTACTTGAACGGACTCGTCTGGGACGGCGTGCCACGCCTCGATTCCTGGGCCCTGACCTACCTCGGCGCCGACGACACGCCGCTCAACAGGGCCTTCGGTGCGCTGTGGGCGATCTCGGCCATTGCCCGCATCATGCAGCCCGGTGCCAAAGCCGACCACATGCTGATCCTCGAAGGTCCCCAGGGCGCCCGTAAGTCGACGGCGCTAAAAGTCCTTGCCGGCGCGGACTGGTTCACCGATGAGCTCGCCGAGATCGGCAGTAAGGATGCCGCTCAACAGATGCGTGGTGTCTGGATCATCGAGATCGCCGAGCTCGACGCCATCGGCCGCGCCGAGGTCTCGCGCATCAAGGCGTTCTTGTCGCGTACCGTCGACCGCTACCGGCCGCCCTACGGACGCTACGTCATCGACGTGCCACGCCAGTGCGTGTTCGCCGGCAGCGTCAATCCCGACACCTATCTACGCGACGAGACCGGCAACCGGCGGTTCTGGCCCGTACGCTGCGGTACGATCGATCTCGATGCCCTGCGGCGTGACCGCGATCAGCTGTGGGCGGAGGCCGTCGTGCGCTACCGCGAGGGCGCGGTCTGGTGGCTGCAGGACCCGGCACTGATTGCCATGGCTGAAGAGGCGCAGGAGATGCGTCTGCAATCTGATGCCTGGGATGGGTTGATCGAGCATTGGCTCGCCTTCGAGCGTCGGCGCGTCAATCGCGGCTACGTCGGATACGACGACTGGCAGGACGAGGAGGTCGAGCGGGCAACGCCGCTTGCTGATGTGTCGGTGGGCGAGATCCTCGAGCAGGCGATCGGCGTCGAACCGGGACGCTGGACTAAGAGCGACCAGATGCGCGTGGGTGCGTATCTCAAGGCGGCAAAATGGGAACGCTACCAGCGGCGCGGAGATGGCATACGCGAGTGGCGTTATAGACGCAGCTGAGGCTCCTCCGAGCGATCGGTCGAGCCTGTTGCAGTCTGGAAGCCGTTCCAGCAAAGCGCAGAACGAATCAAAATTGGATCAGTCTCTAGGCGGTGCGGGGCAGGCGCACTCGTCGTAGGCCCCGACCTGTCACCACCTTCTATGAGGTGGTGACAAAATTCTTGAGCAATTTCAACGTTGTCACCACCGTCACCACCTCTACGACGAGAAATAACTTCCCTATAGAAAAATGCGTGACCATCCCCGGCCTCTCTTTTCCATACGTGTGTTCGGAAAAGGTGGTGACAGTGGTGACAGTGGTGACAACGTTGATTTTAAAGGGGAATTTCTGTCACCACCTTGAATCGAGGTGGTGACAGGTGGTGACACCCAGCGGATCGTAAAATTTGAATTGCCATCTGGCCGCCATCCCCTAGGATTCGCGGTGACCGAAGCCGAAGGCCCACGTTTCGTGAGCCTTCATGATGAACATCTCTACCAATGCGCCGGCATCGCCGGCCGCAACCCCGGTTCTCCGATCGCCTGATCCGAGCCGGGATATTTTGCTCGCCCTCGACCTCGGCACCACCACCGGCTTCGCGCTCCGTGGCGCCGATGGCGCCATCACCAGCGGCACGGCGGAGTTCCGGCTCGACCGCTGGCAGAGCGGTGGCATGCGGTTCCTGCGCTTCAAGTACTGGCTGACCGAGATCAAGCACCAGGCCGGCGGCGTTGACCTTGTGGTCTACGAGCAGGTCCGCCGGCATGCCGGGGTCGACGCGGCACACGCTTTTGGCGGCTGGCTCGCGATCCTGACGGCGTGGTGCGATCACCACGGCATCGCCTACCAGGGCGTGCCCGTCGGCACGATCAAGCGGCACATCACCGGCAAGGGCAACGCCGACAAGGCCGCCGTCATCGCCGCGGTTCGGGCCCGCGGCTTCAAGCCGGTCGACGACAACGAGGCCGACGCGCTGGCCATCCTGCTGTGGGCCACCGAGACGCGGGGAGGCGTGCGATGAGCACCGACAGCATCCTGAAGCACGCCGCCGATGTCCTGGCGGAGCGCACCAAGACCTACG